GAAAAATTAATATAAACTAATTTTCGAGGAGAAATCCCCATGTTAAGGTCAAAAGCCGAATGCGTGGGTTGTTGGGCAATTCAAGTGACTGCATATGCTGTTATGAGTTATTGTCTGTTCAGCCTAACGTAACACCCAAATGAGGGGATAGAGCTAAGTTGTTGTTATTACAAGGCTTTATTCCCTTATTCTTTTTAGTTCTAAAAACCCCGATTATTATTCTAAATCGGTATAAAAATCCCCCAAATAGTTGTTATCTAATCTCTGAATATACCGTATAATGGGCTTCTAAATTGATGAGAGCCTGCTGTCCGTAAAAGTTGGCTAAAATTAGTTGTTGACTTGCCCTTGATTGTGCCGTATAATGGGCGTCTAATTTGATGAGAGACCAATATATGAATATCGCTTCTAAAGACATCCTAGCTCGCCTGTTGGCTTCCGAGAATATCACGGTTGTTCACAAGTCAGCTCCGACTGCTTCCTTTAATGTTCGTGATCGCGTCCTTACTCTCCCTATGTGGGATAACATGCAAGCTGACACTTATGATCACCTTGTAGGTCATGAAGTTGGTCATGCCTTATATACTCCTGAAGCTGGTTGGCATGAGTCTGCCTCTTCAAAGGGTAAAATCTATCGCCAGTATCTGAACATCGTTGAAGACGCTCGCATTGAGAAGATGGTTCAGACACGATATCCTGGATTGCGCCGCTCGTTTATATCTTCTTATAAGCGCATGCTTGCTGATGGTTTCTTTGGTGGTGACATTGCAGAGATTAATCGCTTCAGCTTCATTGACCGAATCAATACTTACTTCAAAGCAGGACGCTCTGCTGGTGTTCGTATTGAGCGTGATGAAATGGTCTGGATCAAAAAGATCGAGCAGCTTCAAACATGGGAAGAAGTTGTTGCCCTTACTGATGAGTTGTTTGATTTTTGTAAAGCTCGAAACGAAGATGATCGCGCTGCTGCCAATCAGGCTGCTGATGAAGAAGATTATGCTGATGCTGAGGATGACTCGCCTGAGTCTGAGACTGACGGTGCTGGTGAGCAGGCTGGTGATGAAGAATCAGATGATGATTCTGATGCTGAGACTGAGAGTGATGAGAAAGGCACTGGTGATGAAGAATCAGATGAAGAAGAAGATGAAGACGGTGATGAAGATTATGACGGTGATGAATCGGCTGGCTCTGGCTATGACCGTGATGACTCGGGTGACCCAGAAGAATCAATCGCTTCAAAGACTGACCAAGCTCTTCGTCAAGCTATCAGCGCTGAACATGGTGATGATCCTAATGTTGAAGTGACTAGTATTAATATCCCGACCAACCCTGTTGATGAACTTGTTGTTCGTGCTGACGATATCTTTGAGATGTTTAACACTAGTGAGTTTGCGGGCAGGATGAGAGCGACTGGTGTCGCGCTCTACAAACAATTTCTTGTGAACAATAAGCCAGCTGTTAAGTATATGGCAAAAGAGTTTGAGATGAAAAAGTCTGCGGCAGAATATGCTCGCCAGTCTGTGTCAAAGACTGGTGTTATTGATCCTGTCAAGATGAACAGCTATCGTTACAATGACGATATCTTCCGAAAGGTTAGCATAACGCCTGACGGAAAAAATCATGGTATGATCATGTATATTGATTGGTCTGGTTCTATGGCTCCAGACATGAAGCCCACTATTGATCAAATGCTGAACCTTGTTTTGTTCTGTCGCCAAGTCAATATCCCATTCCGCGTGTATGCCTTTAGTGATAGATTCCAAGAATTAGAAAAAGATAATGTCAACCACATTAGTAATGCGGATGATAGACAGATGACATATGATTCAAGATTCCGCTTGATTGAATTTTTCTCTAGCGATATGAACCGCAAGAAGTTTACTGAGATGGCTGAAAATATGTTGGTTCTTGGTAATTATTATAATCAATATTCTGGAAGATCGCATGGATATGTTAATTATCACATCCCGCATCGCTTGACGCTCGGTTCGACTCCATTGAACGAAGCAATCATGGCTGCGTTTAAACTACATGATGACTTCAAGAAAAAGACTCGCGTTGATATTGTCAACACTATGTTCTTGACTGATGGAGAGAGCAACACTAGTTTCTACCATAATGTTGACATGTATGGTGATGATGGTAGAGATTATCAAAAGCGTGTTGGTGGAGCGTTCAATTGGACGGGAAGTAAAGTCCTTTATATTACTGATCCAGTAACCAAGAAGCGCAAGCGTGTTGCTGGTCAGAGAGATGCTATCACCAAGACCTTACTTGAATTTTATCGAGAGCAAACTGGCTCTACCACTATCGGCTATCGAATTATGCCGCTGAACAGACGCCAGTTCACCAATTCGCTTCCATCGTCAGTTAGTTGGGAAGATGGCCAAAGTCTGTATTCTGGAGTCCGCAAGGAAAAGTTTGCGGTGGTTCCAAACTCTGGATATGATCACCTTTATCTTATTGGTGGTGGCAAGAATCTTCAGACTGCTAATGGCGCTATTGAAGTGGAGCGTGGTGAGTCGAAGCGTTCGGTGCGGACTGCGTTTAAGAAAGCAAACAATGATAAGAAAACTTCCAGAAAGATGTTGTCCGACCTGATCTCGGCTATCGCTTAAACTAGGTTGTTATTTAACCTATATTTTGGTTATAAGGAAAGGATTCTTTATTCCAAAACGATATAAAAAAACTGAAAATAGTTGTTGTCTTATACCGAATTATGCCGTATAATGGCTACTTAAATGATTGATTATAACTTGTGAGAGAGACCTATATGACAAATTTGTTTGATACTTTGAAGAGCCTATATCCCGATGCGCCTGTTCCCAGCCTTGAGACGAAGCGAGTAGCACGTGAGCTTGGGGTGAAAGTTCCGAGTTCATACTTCCACAAATCCTTGCGCGTTGATCGTGGGTTGTACAACCTCCCTGATATAGCGCCGACAACCGTCCCTGCACCTGCTCCAGCTTCGGCTCCAGCTCCTGCGCCTGCGCTACAGCCAAACGCCTTAGTCGCTGACTTGAATGTCGTTTCTACAGGCTTCACTCAAAACTTAGTGCCTGCCAAGGATCCGCTGTTTGTTCCGTTTGGTAATTTCACTACTCTGAAGAATGTCATCAAGTCTAACATGTTCTATCCTGTATTCATTACTGGTATGTCTGGTAATGGTAAGACGTTTTCGGTTGATCAGGCTTGTGCTCAATTGAAGCGCGAATCAATCCGTGTGAACTTTACTGTTGAGACAGATGAAGATGACTTGATTGGTGGCTTCCGTCTTGTTGATGGTGAGACTCGCTTCTTCAAAGGTCCAGTCATCAAAGCTATGGAGCGTGGTGCGGTATTGCTTCTGGATGAGATTGACTTGGGCAACCCTGCCAAGATCATGTGTCTCCAGTCTATCCTTGAGGGCAAAGGATACTTCATCAAGAAGACTGGTGAGTTTATCTCTCCTGCTGCTGGCTTCACTGTTGTTGCTACTGGTAACACCAAAGGTAAAGGATCTGATGATGGTCGTTTTATCGGGACTAACGTCTTGAATGAAGCGTTCCTTGAGCGTTTCCCTGTCACCTTTGAGCAAGAATATCCTAGTGCTGCTGTTGAGAAGAAAATACTCTCGGCTGTGTTTGAAGACCTTGCTGTCCAAGATGATGAGTTTGTTTCTAAACTGGTTGACTGGGCTGACATCATCCGCAAGACTTTCTATGATGGTGGTATTGATGAGATAATTTCTACTCGTCGCCTTGTCCACATCGCCAAAGCGTTCAAGATATTTGATGACCGTATGAAGTCTATTGACATGTGTATTAATCGCTTTGATGAGGACACCAAAGCCTCGTTTCGTGACTTGTACGCCAAGCTGGACGCTGATGTAAACTTGGGCGGTGATGTGGGTGATCCTCTTGCGGATGCTGACACTACTCAAGACGCTCCATTCTAGCGGTAATGGGAGAGTCAACTTTCGGGTTGACTTTTCTCCCTTTCTATTGTATAATCTACACATAACTTAATTTATAATCAAAGAGGTACTGATGGAAATACCAGTTGAAGAGTTGCGGAAACGCAAAATTATGCTCGCCACTCCAATGTATGGGGGACAGTGTCACGGGATGTACTCTAAATCCTGTTCTGACTTGTCTAGACTATGCCAAGCATATGGTGTGGATCTAACATTCTTTTATTTGTTCAATGAATCGCTAATCACTCGCGCCAGAAACTATTGCGTTGATGAGTTTATGAGAAGTGAATGCACTCACTTGATGTTCATTGATTCGGATATCGGGTTTGATCCTCATGACGTTTTGTCTCTGGCTGCCTTTATGGATCCAGAAGAAAAGGGTGAAGACCGCAAAGAAGTGATGTGTGGTGCGTATCCCAAGAAAACGATTGCTTGGGAAAAGATTAAGATGGCTGTCGATAAAGGTTTTGCTGACGACAACCCTAATGATCTTGAGAGGTATGTTGGTGATTATGTATTCAACCCCAAAGAATCAGGAAATATCTTACTCAATAAGCCGTGTAAGGTTCTTGAGGGTGGCACTGGGTTCATGATGATTCAACGATCTGCGTTTGAGAAGTTCCAAGAAGCATATCCAGATTATACATACTTGCCTGACCACGCAAGAACTGAGTCGTTTGATGGTTCACGCGAGATCATGATGTACTTCCAAGCATTGATTGATCCAGACTCAAAGCGATACTTGTCAGAAGATTATATGTTCTGTCAGTGGATGCAAAAGATTGGTGTTGAGACTTGGTTGTGTCCTTGGATGAGATTGCTTCATACTGGTTCGTACACATTTGGTGGTTCATTGGCAGACCTTTCTGAGGTGGGTGCTTCACCCACTGCTGGGGCTGACGTAAAGAGAAACAAGAAAAAGGCGAAAAAGTAATGGAAAAGAATTGGGCAACTTATGGAAAGGAATGGACAACCACAAATGAAGAGGGAAGTGTCGAAGATAGCTATACCCACACCGACGAGTATTATGCTGATATTGACCGTAACCAAGCAATGTGTGGTGACTCTGGGGTTGACGGACGCAATGATTTCGACTATAATCTCTATAAGTTTAATGAAGCTGAGTTAATTAATGAATTTCAAGAGTATGTCGACTCGACTTACTCAGCCCATTACTCGAAGAATAAATTCCAGTCAACTGAGTTTATTATTGACTGCGGACATGGTGAGGGTTTTGCCCTTGGAAATGTTCTTAAATATGTCCAACGATATGGCAACAAGAATGGCTATAATCGTGCGGACTTAATGAAAGTATTACATTATGCGTTGATCGCATTACACAATCACGACTTACAAGAACTGGAGAGATAGATTATGAAAATTAGTGAAAGCACCTTTGAAGTTTTAAAGAACTTCTCAACGATAAATCCATCGTTATCATTTAAGACTGGCAACGTGTTACGAACTGTATCACCCCAGAAGAACATCCTTGCGTCTGCTGTTGTAAGTGAATCATTCCCACAAGACTTTGCCATCTATGAGATGAATCAGTTTCTTGGGTTGACTAGTTTGTTTGAGGATGCTGTCTTTGACTTCGGCTCATCGGCACTAACTGTCAGTGAAGCGTCACAACCAAGTAGTCAATGTCGCTACACATACACTGATCCGTCAATGATAACTTCTCCACCCGAGAAGAATCTTGAGCTGCCTGATCCTGAAGTTCAATTTGATATGACCGCTGCCAACTATAAGAAAGTTGTCAACGCTGCGAATCAACTGTCATTGCCTGAAGTTGTTGTTCGTGGTTCGGACGGCACTGTCTCTTTGGTTGCTACTGATACAAAGAATCCAACTTCTAATGAGTTTGGTCTGTCGGTTGGTAACACTGAAGCTGAGTTTGAGTTCATCTTCAAGACCGAGAATCTGAAGTTTATGTCTGATGATTATAAGGTTAGTGTATCGTCTAAAGGCATCTCCCACTTCCTCGGCTCTGTTATTGAGTATTGGGTTGCTACTGAGGCTGGAAGCAAATACAATGGGTAATGGGAAAGTCTTCCTAGAGATAGGCACGTGTGATTTTGACACGTGTCTTCCTCTCGCTGAAGCAGGTTGGTCTGGATATATGATTGAGGCTGATCCACGTTATGCTGAAATTATGGCTAACAAGACAGCCCAATATGATGTCAAAGTTGATAACATGGCTGTATCGAATAAGAATGGTACAGTTGCGTTCAACCGAAGCATTCAAACCGATGACTGGGCGCGCGGGATTGGTGTTGTGGACGATGCGGATCATTTAGGTGGGCGCATGTTCAGTCGCCCAGATAACGCCCATCTTCTGTTGGATAGGATTGAAGTGCCATGTTGTAGACTGGACACTTATCTCATAGAAAACGAGATTGGTCATATTGACTTCATGAAGATCGACGTTGAGGGGCATGAGTTAAATATCCTCGGCGTGTACAGCTGGAAAGTTAAACCCACATTTGTTAAGATTGAGCATGCGCACATAGATGATAGCCTTATCACAAACATCTTGCATAAGCAAGGTTATATGACATGGGTTGAGTCTGAAGATATTTATGGTGTGATATAATTAAATTGAAATATAACTTTACAATGGAGAAACACAATGAGCAATATTATTTTACCGTCTAGCGATTCAGACAAAGAACGAATCAAAGGTTGTATGGAAGAGATCAGCAACTCATACACACGGATGGAAGCAGAGCGTGAATTCATCAAAGAAGCGATTGAAGCTCTTGCTGATGACGTTGATGTGCCAAAGAAGTACCTGAACAAATTGGCTAAAATCTTCCACAAACAGAATCTAAGCGAGACTGTTGGTGAGATGGAAGATGTTGAGGCATTGTACGAAACGGTGTTGAAGTAATGTTGACGTCTGTGGTTAATGACTTGATCAAACACCTCAAAGAGGGTGTGGTCGAAGTTACTTTTGAGAAGATCAATGATGGGGGTACAAGGGTGATGCCTTGTACTCTCAACCCTGAGATAATCTTAGAGGAGTCTGGCTCTGCTATCACCGTGAGTTCTGTTTCTGGTGGCTCTGCTGACATCCCTGTTTGGGGAATTGATGTTAAGGCGTGGAGATCATTCCGCACCAATACTGTGACTGGATGGAGACCGATCAGTGACTAAATGGATATTTGTCCATAACCCAAAAGCTGCTGGAACCAGTATGCTTGATTGGCTTAGACCGACTGACATGACTGTCTGTGATACAGAGGGTGGTTCGTCTACATATGACGCTCTCTGTGATCATAGCGGTGTTGTTCCTCAACACGGAATAGCATATGAAGCCTCTCGCGTATTGCCAAAGGAAACATTCGACACACG